AGTCACGGCTCGCTTCTTACAAAAACCTTCAGTCTCCTTGACTAACCAATCTTGATCATTTGAGACAAAATCTAGTTCATTGATGAACTGCTCGACTGTTGAAAAGACTTGTTGATTCTTGAGTTCTTGTCGCTTAGACAGTTCAACGGTCAGAATATCAATCGACGGTGGATGATTATATTGATTGAAAAAGTTGACCAGAGTATCGACAACAATACCCTGAGTTTTATCGATAAAATATTCAGGCTTGATGAATGGAATTACTTTTCTTGCATATTGCTCACTGTGCAAAAGATTAGACAGGATAGTTTTTTCGATCGATCCACTCATTCATCCTCCTCAACGATATTCACATTATCATCTGGCCACATTTCATCCAGTTGCTTGATAGTCTCTTGATCTACCATAGCAATTTCATTCTGAATAGAATCGGTGATTAATTCTAACAAAAACTGGCCAACCTCTTCATCAAATCCATCCTTGTCAAAGTTTGGTTGGCTGGCGATATACAGATTGTAATCATACTCAAGTCTGCCATCATCTGTTAGACCAATTGAGTTGATCCTGAAAGGGACCCCCGTGAAGGGGCCCTCAGTAAAAGACATGATTTCAAATCCGTCTTCGTTTTCACGAAGAGAATCATGCAATTTATAAGGGCGAACCATGGTTAATCCTCTTCAGCTAGGTCATCAAAATCGGCAAGGCTAGTATCAATCTTATCCAGTTCGGTGTCAATAACATCCTCTGATACCATAGTTTTATTAGATACTTTATAACGAGTTCGGATATACTGTTGAAATTTTGGATTGGTAAGAATCGGCAACCAAAACTCTTTACAGTCGGTGTCTTTAAGTCTCCAATTTTTGGGTTCAATTTCGCCTGTATCGATATCAACTTTGGCATACCATCCATTTTTAGGTTTCACGACGAACCCACCCTCAAGCGCGATATCCATAAGTCCAGACCACTTACTGATACCACCTTCAAACATCACACTGATAGGAATTTTGGATTTTTCTTTTACATATCGCGATTTCTCAACGTTGATGATAAAGTTCCATCCAATGATTTCGGTACCTTCTTTTTCTTGCTGACGACCAAGAATGTAAATGTTATCAGCTGAAAGATAGATACCTTGACCACCGCTAACAATAGCCTTTGGATACATTGAATTATGAGCTATAACACCATTTGATAACTCAAAACAATGCTCATTTTCAACACTAATATCATATAGTGGAAATTCATTAACATATTCAATCCTTGTTACCGTTTTCATTTTCAATGATCCTTGCTTTACAATTATTAAAATGCCATCGCTTGAAACTCGATGGTTTATTACCATTGCTAGACACATTACAATGGGGGCATGTGATTATATCATATTCTTTCTTTTCAGTATCATCATATGTTTTATAACAATCGGGATACTTGTCATTTTTAAGAATGCCTTCAGCATCCTCTTTTGAAATACCATTATCTTTTATAAATTTATAAAAATCTTGCTTGGTAAAATTTTCACCATGCCAAACTATAATTTTAGCAGCAGGATTTCCAACTCCCATTCTATCCTCGCTCATCTGTTCAAACAACGCATCATGTTTACCCGTTGCATACGTTTTTTGTATTTTTTCAATTCTCACTCGCTTATCCTCATCGGACATCGATAGACGCCCAATGCTAATAGCTTGGCCTATTTCTTTAACCTCATCCTCTGTTCTATTGGCCCATACATTTTTCATCATTTGTGATTGAAATTCAACGTATTCCTTATATTCATCTGATTCTTTGTCACTGAAAAAATCTAATGATTTTTGTCTCATGTCAGATGTCATATCAACACGCTCTTCGTAAGAAAATGAATTCCACCACGTTTTGGTTGATTTAGACAACTTTTTTGCTTTTACGTTATAAGGATCATGATTATACGTTATTTTAGGATTACGTTTATTAGGCGAGTATTCAACTTGTCTATATGACTCATTGGTTTGTTTTAGTGTATTTGATCTTTTTCGATAAACGAGCACTTTTTCTTCATCAGACGCATAATCCCACCACACAGCAATATTGGGTTTCCTATAGTCGTTTTCGTATCCATATTCTGGAACAACATTTGCAAATTCAGATGAATTTGCAACATCAAATAGATCACTGTAATAATAACAAACTTCAACAAATGTTGAATAATCATCAGATTCAAATAGAAGCTCTGTTGAAATATCGTTACCGTGTTTTTTCAGATGTCTATTCCATCTAGTTCCACTACCTAGATAATCTTGCCAATTAGCGCGTTTTGTGATGCATAAATATTTTAGACCGGTCAAATTATGTGTCTTGATCATTAGTTTGTATGTCATTATCGTTCCCCAACGAATTAATCGTACAAATATTTATCAATCACAGTTATTTAACCGGTCTTTTCATTTTAGAATGTCATACCGAGTTTAAAATCTCCAGCAGCAATCCATTCACCAGTAGAATTTAAAAATTTATGGTTGTCTGTACAATGAACAATTGAACCATCATCGTAAGTAATCCGCATAAATTTCTTGCCAATTGTCGTTAGATCTGATGGATTGTATCGATGAGTAACTCTTTGAATGCCATTTGGTGTAAATATACGATCATTAGGTTGAATGTCCTTAATAAACTTTAGACCATCGGTTGTTTTGATAAGAGTATCAGGGGCCAGACATCCTTGTTCCATATAGATATGATTCACCGCGACCATTGGGATATCAAGTCGATTTAGATATGGCGTGATCATGCGGAAAATCGATTTCATCTGCTTCGCACGGCTCATATCTTGAACCGATTTGCCCTCAATAGCGTCTTCCATTTCTTTCTTGGATGACATGTTGCCAAGTGAGTCAATGATGAAAATAACACGATCTCCTCGCTCAAGATTCTCAAGTTGCTTAATACAATCAAACTTGAATTCTTCCATATTCATAATCGGGATATGGAGAATTCTAGACTTATCTAAGCCAAGAGTATCAAAGTATGCTAGAGGTGTACCAAATTCACAATCGTAAAATACCATGACAGCGTCAGGATATTTGTCCATATACGCTTTGGCCATCAGCAGCGAGAACATCGACTTAAAATGCTTAGATGGACCAGCCCAAAGCGTTAATCCGGGAACGAATCCACCATCTAAATCACCGGAAAACGCGATATTGAGAGCTGGAATCCATGTTTGGATCATGTCCTTTTTGGTAAAAAATTTAGAATCTGCCAACAGAGATGCTTCTTTGATGGTACTATTTTTCTTAATCTTGTCTAGTAATGCACTCATACTTCACTCCTTACGATGCTTAGTGAATCGTTTTATTGGGTTTTTGAGGAATTACAACAGAGACCTCGGGCGAATCATTGTTTTCATCCCCAGGTTCATCATCATTACCGTAGAGTTCATCGAATAGTTCATCAGCAATGAATTCACCGACCTCATCAAAATTCTCATCAAAAACTGAGATACTATTAGCAACACGATCATCGGCCAATTGAATAGCCAGCGCCAAAGCTTCTCGAGCACAGCAATGTGGACATTCATTATAGATGCTAGTCGGGAGAGAAAGACCACTTGGTTCTTCTAGATCTAGAAGAAGTGTCAGACTGGCGTTGTAAACAAATTCTTCTTCGTTGTCTGGATTCAAAAACTTAAAGACATCAATTGCCAGTAGTTTAAAGTCAATTGAATCAAAATTTGAAAACGTAATATCAGCCTGTTTCTTAGAAACCTTAGTACTCTTGGTCGCCTTCGGTACCCCAGTGGGCTTCTTAGCCGACTTTTTTGTCGCGTTACTCATTTTCATTGTCCTTGTGAAATTTCGCTCTTCTATAGATGGACTTAAGCCCCGATGAATTCTATCAATTTGTCCTCAGTCATCATCCCGGTTGACCGACGAAGCTCATTACCTAATTCATCAACCACAATTAGAGTTGGGACAGATCGAACATTGAACTCCATGAACTTAGTGATATCATTTTCAGACGTATATTCCTCAAAAAGAGACTTGGCATCATCATTAAGTCCATCAATAATCTTAGCGAGTTGTTTACATGGCATGCAAGTCGCACTGGAAAACTTTAGAATCTTCATTCAATACTCCTTCTAATAATGATTAATTGTACTCTATTGGGTGGGTCGGTGTTTTCAAATTGGTTCATTGAAAACAGCCTGTCCGGTTCATCCAAAGAAATCTTCGAGTGATGATGTTGGTTCGACTTGCCATCCGATTGCATCTAGAATCAACTTGGTCGGCTCAACGAATGCCTTTTCAAACTGTAAGTCATCATCAACGAACCGATGTAGACCGAACTCCGGCGGAAGCACTGTCATGAATCCAATCACGTTCTGATTCAGTGGGTTTGGCATCTTTAGCATGATGTACTTGATCTTCTCATTATCATTGATCACTTCA